CCTTTGGGTCCCCTCGCGTTAACCTTAACGATTAATGAAGATGAATTTGTTTGGTTAATATTAACTTAACGAATGTATTATTTAGATACGTTTATTTAACACCGTACAAACTTAACCATAAATATAATTAACAAAAGATTCTCGAATTATTATTACCAGAATATTAAAAAACGTCTGTAAAAAACACATTTCTCAAAACAAAACAATAATCAACGAAACGATTAGCATGTAGGATGCAGGGACGGGCGAGGGTGCATGCGCATGCATTGCTGATACATGAGCAGCATGCAGAGCTATTGTGTTGCATCAATGGCATAGGACGGTGTGGCACATATAGCACAGTGAACGGTGTGGCGTATGGGTATGGGCAGTATGCGGAAATGTCCTATTTCAGGTAAAAAAGGACAAAGTTAATTCGTGTTAACTTGTGAGTGCGAAGTGATAGTGTTGCCCTAGTTGGACGGTGTTGCAAACCTATTTGTCACGCTGCCAGGCGCACGTTGGCGCGCGTTATTTGATGCCCTAACAGCGCTGCCCGATTCGGGCAAACGCGGCTAGGTGCGCTGCCAGGCGCGCGCGTTAGGTTTGTCCGAAAATGCCCCAAATAGGACGCGAGCGCAAAATGTCAGTTTTTGAAAAAGGAAAAAGTTAACGAATTGGGCGTCCTTTTGCGCAAGTTTTGTCCAAATCTTTATTGTTTTGCGTTTATTCAAACAGAAATACGCAAGGGCGGAGTTTTTCAAATTTAGGTAGGTACCTACCATACCACATTGCAAGCGCCTTGTGTGGTCAAATATGGGGCTTGGCGCGGCAAAATACTAGGGCAGCATGCGACAAATAAAAAAGCCGCTCGAATTGAGCGGCTTATTTTTGTTTGATTAGATCCGCGCACCTATTTTTGGGCGCTAATCTCTGTTTGACGGGCGCCCGCGTGAATAGCCTTTCCATTCATAGTGACGCGTGCGGCCATACTTTCCGACATAATCGGGCACATATAACAAATCAACCGCATTCTGATTAGTGCGTGGGATAGTATCGGGCAAAAATCGCCTAGCATCAGGACGCGGCGCCTTTTCCGGGCAGCGCTCCACAAATCGCCAAACCTTTTCCGCGCGTGTGATCACTTGCGGCGGTTTTCTTTCGTGCAGGGCATAACCCGCGACCATGCCGCAAAACGCGCTAGAAGCGCATAGGATGCCAACAAACGCGGCGCCCGATAGATTGTCACTTGATTGCGGATTAGGCGTCACGGGCGTTTTACGGGCGCCCGTGACCATATAGAACGCGTCGCGCCTATCGAATGACATTGAAACGCGCGCCCTCGGCAGTGATTGTGAAAACCGTGGCCATATTGAGCGTGCGCCAATGCGCCTTAGTACCGCCGTCAGTATCGGCCCGCATGTCCGGCACGCGGCGCAGCATGGCATTTTTTACCGCATCCAAGGGCTTGCCCGTTCCCTTGATTTCCGCACGATAGGCTTTAGGGCAAACCAGATACTTGCGCGCGCTGCCGTCGGCCTTGATATTTTCGACGGAAAAAATGCTGCTGCCCGTCAACAGCCGATCAATGAGCGCGACTGCATAGGCCTCACTTACGTCGAAAGCGGGCCGCGCGTCGCGTTGGAACTTGATTTTCGTCATGTGTTTTCCTTTCTGTTAGATTGTGTTTCGAGTGTTAGACGTGGTCACGAATTGAGCCGCAAAACAAAACCGCTCGCATCCTTTTTTGGCTTTGCGCCTTTTGGCACAAGGCCGACGATAACGCCGCACGGATCATTGCAACGCAAATCATGTTCGTCACCGTTGATAACGCGGCACCCGTGCCATGTATCGGGCAGCGCATCAAATACCGCCGCAACATTGCCGCCTAGTTCGATCACGCGCGCAACATCAGCCGCGTTCGTTTCTGAGCGGCTAAACGTTAGATGATAATTTGAAGGCATATCGCCAGCACAATATTTCGCCATGCGCTTGAATGATTTTGTATAATCATTGAAGCGCACAAAATTAAATGCCTCAAAAATATTGCGATAGGTACCGGACGCAAACGGGCGACCGATTAAGTGCGCAATCTGTTTTGCCGTCTTTTCATCGATCACAAGCTTGATTGCCTCGAAAGCAATATCAGTTGAACCATTGGGCCGCGCGATCAATTCGAAATTGGCCAGCGTCGCGCGCCGATATTCGCGCGCCAATTGCAACGCCATTGCTTGCATGAACGCGGCGCGATTGCGCATAAAGTTTTGCGCCTTGCTAATACGCGACCGCCGAACGTTGTTTAGCGATTGCGGATTAGCGCTATCCGCGACCATTGCGGCTTGTCCAGAATGAACGCCAAGGCAAGCTTTAATGCATCCAGGCGACGCGTTAGGGCATAGGTTGCCAACACTGGCCAGCGTATGCGGCGCCATGTAAAGAATAGCATTAAGCGCACCATATTTGCGCGATTTAATAGCCTTTGGACTATCGACGTTCCATAAAGATTTAGAGATAGGTGCAAGCACGGGTTAGGCCTCCAATCAATTGTTAGCTAGGGCAGCGAACGCGGGCGCAATTCACCCGCGCTCGATTGTGTTTTAAGCAGCGCGATACATGAGCGACATTGCTGGAGCGGTTGACTTGCCGTAAATGGCCAGCATTTCACGGGCAATGCCATGCAAGTCTGAATTGATAGACGTTGCGCGATCAATATTCGTGACCGCGCGAACTGATGTGCGACGCATGCGCCCGTTTGTTCCGACAATGCGGCCCCGCATACCGCCACGAATTGTGTTTTCTTGGATACGATTGTAAACGGACCATAACGAATTGTTCGCATCATCAGCGCGGCGCGGTATGTCGAAAGACACAGGCGATACGGGCGCACGATCACTATCACCAAAACGCAAGGCGTGGGCGCGGTTTGTGAAATGCTCGATTGCATCGCATGGCAGCAATGTGGCGCGCATCTCGGAAACCTCAGCCTTGATTGCATCGGCCTCGGAAATAACGCGATATGCGGCGTTGATCACTTTCGACGCAACGTCACCCGTGTGGCGTACAGAATGCGCGTGCTCAATATTGCCAATGATCAAACCATTAAGACACGCAAACTCAAACCAACCGGACATAAGCTTGAATGCGGCATTTCCGTTGTGCGCGTTCGTCAGGATAATGTCAGGCACGCCAGCGCCATTGCCTATCGTCGAAACGTGACGCATGCGAACCAAGTGTTTTTGAAAGCCGCGATTGCCTTCGAGCCTAACACGTTTTTCGTTTGCCTGGAAAATCTGAAAACCTTCATTTTCCATGCGTGTCAACACTTCGCGCGTGCTGATCACGCGATAATCGTCGGAGCGGGAAGGGTGCGCAATTTCCGTTGCAAGGCTAGGAACGTTTGCGAGCGCGACATTCAAGGGGATAGGGTGCGACATTGTTTCAATTCCTTTCGTTGGTTTGTTTGTGCGTTAGATGCGAGAAATGAACGCCGCATATGCGGCGAGCAATAAAAACGCCGTGATCATTTGCGGGCGCCTTTCGTTTCGTTGCCCGTCTCGAAATTACGGCGCGCGGCCTTGTTAGCGCGGGCAATTTCACGAGTTGTGCGCTTGTCGATTTTCTTGCTCATTAGTTAGGCCTCCAAACTAGGGTTAGATTAGATCACAAACGCGGCGACAATTCCGACAACGATTGCGGCGCCGATTGCCGCAACGTGCGACCAATAGAGCGCGCGGCTTGCCATGTCGCGGCGAACCATTGCGTGACGCGCATCGACAACGCTTGCAGGCATTGTGTGGCGCGGGGCGGCGGCGATGCGGCCATGAATGCGGAATTTTCTAGACATTTATTTTCACCTTTCAGGTTAGGTCCGTTGTTCGTGAGTTAGTTTGTCTCATATTCTAGAGCGCTTGAAAACATCTTGTGTGTTTGTTGGTTACTAAATGTAAAATTACCTAACGCATCAAGCGCAAAGCATATGCGCGCGTCGCGCGTGCTTTCGTCGTGCGTTTGTGTCATTGTCGCGGCGTTAGAGTAGCAACGGAGCAAAGACAGGTGCCCCGCCTGGTCGCGTGCTGTTTTTGCCACAGGCTAGTGCGGTAAAAAAATAACACGACGTGTGTGTTGCGCGTGCGCCACAATCGACGGGCCTATTAGAGAAAGGGACGAATATGGTATAACAGGACGCTGAAAACCGCCGGACGCGGAGCGATTTTTTGTGCGTGGTTAATGAAACGTGAATGTTTGTCGCAAGGCAAAATTCATGCCAACCTAGGCGCGTTCGCCTGGCTGTTAACCATGTTTTTAATCGTGAAGTTAATGCCCGGTTAAAATGATCGTATAGTTAATGTGCGTTAACCTTAATTGCACGTTAATGGTAAATCGTGCGTTAAGGTTAATCAAAAGTTAATTAACCATGTTTGTTAATGGTTAATTGGTAAACGCGTCATTAAGGTTAATACTTAACTTTTGAAAAGTTAACTTTTGCAAAGATGGTTAACGTACGAAAAAATTAACCTATACAAAAATCGCTCTAGTTCCAAATTTTTCGATCCGGTTCTAAATTTTTCCCGATCCGGTTCTAAATTTTGGGAAATCGATCCGGTTCTAAATTTTTCCCGACCTCCCCAAAAACCGATTTCGCTTCTAAGGCCTCACAGAGCCCCGTACACGGCGATTTGTATTTTCAGGTAGGGTGGTAGCGGGCACCTCACGATTCGCCGTCCTGGGCCGACCCGCGCATGAAAGAACACCACTTCCTAAAGCGAGGACGCCCAGCGCCCTCAAGGACCGTCAGTTCCGCCGATTTTTGAATGTCCAAAATGAACGAAATAACATTAGACCCACTGTGCCGGGTGATGAGTTTCCCGGTGATCCCCCGGTTAAGCAGTTCCCGGCAGGCGTCAAACTCTGGATTGCGAGAGTGTTGTAGAAGCATCTGCCCCTCGTACCAGACGGTGAAGGTAGTCGGGCCGCTCTGCTCAATCTCGATAGTGTGCATGTAGGGCAGTCTCATAGTCAGCGCCATCCTCGTCGGCGCGGTTTACGTTAGCCCAATTAAGCACACTGTGAGTACGTTTAACAAGCAGAATGTAAACTGACCCCCGCCCCTTTTTCCTGGGAGATACCTGCCCCTGTTCAAAATTTGCAGGGTCCCCGCTTAAAAATTTGAAGGGTCCCCTGTTTGAAAACGAAGGGGACCCCTTTTCTAAATTTCAATGGGTCCTCACGCCCTGCGCCGCGCGCCTACATGAGATGTTCCGCCGAGTTTACGGCTACCGTACTTCCGCTTCTCGCGCGCCCAACTGAGATACTGCGAAGTCATGTCCACTTGGTCGGAGTAGGTTCCGTTCGGGAAAGCAAGTACCTCACTTTCAAAGTCAGGGAGCCAACGCGCCGTGCGGGGAATGTAGACCTCGCCTGCCTCGATCATCGGCATCACGCCGTCGAAGCGAAACTCTTTGTCGTTCATGCCAGGAGTGATAGGGATGACTGGCGCGGGAGCTTTCCCCTGCCTTGTTTGAATATACTGGGTCCCTGAGCCTTTGTCCTCGACAAGAATAGCATCAGCGCCCCAGCGAGTAGCGGCGGCCTCAATCTCTGCGACAAGATCGTTGAACTCGACCTTCTTCCGCACAACCTCGGCAAGGTAGTGGTGGCGGTCCATGTCTTCGATCCACACGCCAATGGCTGTGTACTTCGCACGCTTCGTCGCCTTGTTGGCGGTATCGACGGAGACGGTGATACGGCGCCTTCTTTTTTCGAGGATGGTACCATTCGGTGCTTTCACATCTTGAGGAAGTACGTCGTAGCGGTTGAACCATGCGCCCTTGACCGCGTTGCCTTCTGCGTCTGTCGGACGCCCTTTGTAAAGCGCGTTCCAGTCACGCCCTTCCAACGTCGCTTTCAAATCGAACAGAATGTCGGACGTGTAATACTCGGGCCATAGCGTCTCACCAACGTCGCGCCCTAGTGGATCGAGTGCGGCTTCTTCTTCCGTCTCAACAATGCCGTTGAAATTGATGATCTCCCACGGCAGGCCTTTGCCTTCGCGGTTGTACTGCTCAATGCGTCCAATCACGTCATCAGGATGCCATCGTGTTGCAATGATGAAGATTGGAGAGCCAGGAAGAAAACGCGTGCGGAAGTCTGCCCACAACCAATTCCACGCATCGTTACGAATAGTGGGGCTGTCAGCATCCTTCTTCGAACCTATGAGATCGTCGCCGCCTCCACAATTTCCACGGTACCCTGCGATTTTCTGACCTACACCCTTACACACGTACTTGCCGCGACGGTTGTCGAGCATCCAGTTACCCGCTGCCGACGAGCGTGACGTCAAAGTCGCATGCGGAAACACCTTCGTGTAAGCTGGGTTCTTGATGATGTCACGCACGGCAACACCAAACTCTTTCTCGGCAAAGTCCTGCGAGTGTCCACCTTGCAGGTATTTGTCACGAGGGTTCCTGCCGAGATACCACGCAGGGAACATCTTCGAACAGAACTTCGTCTTGGCGTGCCCAGGGGGGAGACTGAATGTTGCGCGCATGATCTTGCGCTGTTCGATGTCCTGCAAGTATTGGCACATGACCTCATGGTGCGCGGCAGGAGGTTCGTCCGGCGTGATCAGTTCAGTGAAGCACGACAGACTTTCAGGAGCCGCGCGCTCAAGCATGTAGTGATATTCTTTTTCAGCGTTTTCGCGCTGATCGATGATAGCCTCGATCTGCCGTGCCGGATCACTCGTCCCGGTCTGCTCCGTCAAAAACTTCTGTAGCGACGCACTCAACGGCGTCTTCTGTCTCAACGAAGTCCCCAGGTGACTTTCCCAGGAGGCCAGCAAATCGAGCGACTTCCGATAACCTTTCCTCACTTCCAGCGAGGGTACCAACAGACTTGCCATTTTGTAGTTGCTTCCTAACGTCAGCCGGTAGATCGGGGTTATCGAACAACCCCTTCGTCTTCCCGATAAGTTCAAGCGCCTTGTTCGCGGCGCCTACCTCCCCGAGCGAGCGGGCGAGGATGCAGTTGCGGTAGAGCTGGATGGTCAACCAAGCGTGTGAGACGTTGGTCGGGTTGATAAGTTCCTGCATGACCTTTTCGGTCAGGTCTTCCTCGACTGACGACAGGTTGTCTTCCAGCCTGTTCAACTCCTCGACGCGCTGGGCGACCTCCGGCGTACGGGCAAGAGTTCCTGCCGACGACTGGTTGCGCGTAAACCCGGCTTGCTCATACGCATCCGCCTGAGACAATCCGATATGGAGGCCCTGCGCGAAGGCCTCGTGTTTTGCGTTCTTGAGCGCTGGCACGCTAACTGTCCTTAAAGACACATAATCCTGTTGCAGCGTAAGCACAACTATCATATCTTGTCAAGATGGTTAGCACGATTGTTGGCATAGACCCTGGATTGAAGGGAAGCATGGCCTTCCTGAAAACGGATGGGACCCTGCACGTCGAACGCCTGCCGATCCTGATCGAGCAGCGGAAGACGAAACGTGTTCGGATGATCGACACCCAGCGCCTTACCGAAATCCTGAAAGCCCACGGGACCGATGTGGCCCTGGTCGAGGATGTGTTCTCCATGCCCCGAGATAGCCGCAGGGGAGCCTTCACGTTCGGAGGGGTCAAGGTAGCCATCGTAGCCGCGCTTCGCGCTGCTGGCGTCCGTACGCTCTACGTGAGCCCCTCCGTGTGGAAGGGGAAGATGCGCCTGTCCGCCGACAAGAAGCGGAGCCGAGCGCTGGCTGAGAAGGTGTTCCCCAAGTTCAAGTTCAAATCCATTGACGACTGCGAGGCGGCCCTGCTCGCCGCGTATCTGCTCCTACACCGTCCTCACGAAATCACACCGTCTTCTGATTAATCACACCGTCTTCTGATTAATCACACCGTCTTCTGATTAATCACACCGTCTTCTGATTAATCACACCGTCTTCTGATTAATCACACCGTCCTCACGAAATCACACC